AGCCCCTCTTTGGAGGGTCTCATTGGTTCGCGTGCGCGCGATGATAACGGGCGATTTGTTTCGGTGACGCCGACCGAGGAGAAGCCTGCGGAAGCTCCCAAAGAGCCCGTCGTTGCTGCTCCAGAACCTGCGAAAGCACCTGAACCGGTTGTAACACCGCCAGTAGCCCCTGTGGCTCCTGTCGTAACACAACCCACGACTCCAGCAGAGAACGCTGAAGCCGCCGCCTACAAGAAGGCCATGCGCGAGGAGCGCGAGAAGCGACAGGCCGCAGAAGCGCGTCTGCGTGAGCTTCAGACACCCAAAGCACCCGTTGACCCTTGGGCCGATCTACCGGGCACCCTCTCCCAGCACCAGCAGCAGTTACGCGAAGAGATGTTCGTCGAGCGCTGCAATGTCACAGAAGAGATGGCCCGCGAGCGGCACAAGGACTTTGACGAGGTGCGCGAGGTGTTTCTGGAGGAAGCGCAGAAGAACCCTCAACTGTTTGCGCAGTTGAGGCAAGAGCGCAACCCGGCTGAGTTTGCTTATCGCGAGGGACTTCGAGTCCGCGAGTTGAAGGATGTGAATGGCGATTTCACCGCCTACAAATCCAAGCTCGAAAAGGACATCGAAGCCCGCGTCCGCGCAGAACTCGAGAGCAAGTACGGCAAGCCCGCACCTGCGGTGCCGACTTCGCTCAATTCCGACTCATCCCCGGCGGTGGCCATGGAGGTCTACCAAGGCCCTCCACCGCTCAACAAGATTTTACGAAATGCTAGGAGCTAGTCATGGCTGATACGATTGTCCCCAGTAACCTACGGGTTAAACAGTGGGACGATAACTACTTCGTCGAGTACATCCGCGGGAACCGACTCGCGCGATACATGGGCACCGATGAGAACTCCATCGTCCAGGTGAAGGAAGTTCTCACCAAGAAACCCGGCGACACCATCTACTTCGAATTGATCAACCGCCTTGCCGGCGCCGGCAAAAAGAACAACCAGACCCTGCAGGGGTTTGAGGAAGATCTGAGTCAGCGTTCCTGGCCACTCACCATCAATCTCTATCGCCATGGTGTCGTGGTGGCGGAGTACGAAGAGCAGGCCACCGCAGTCGATCTGCGCAATGCAGGCAAGGCCGTTCTCATGAACTGGTCCTTGGAGCAGACTCGCGATCGATTCATCGCTGCTCTCGCGTCCAAGGATGCGATAGTCGCGGGCGCCGGCGGTAATACCTCTGCGTTCCAGACCACGAATGCCACTGCTCTGGGAACGTGGGTCACGGAGAACAAAGATCGCGTGCTCTTTGGCGCGGCCAACTCCAACTGGTCAGCGACCTTTGCCACGGCATTAGGCAACGTCGATTCGACCAATGACAAGCTGACCGCCTCCGCTGTCTCAGTCATGAAGCGGCTGGCGAAGACTGCCTCTCCGAAGATCCGCCCGATCAAAGTCAACGGCGATGAGGAATGGTATGTGATGTTCGCAGGATCGGAGCCGTTCCGAGACCTCAAGCTCGACACCAACATCGTGCAGTCAAGGCAGTACGCTTTGGAGCGCGGTACGGACAATCCACTGTTCACCGACGGCGATATCATCTGGGACGGCGTGATCGTTCGTGAGATTCCGGAGCTCAGCCAGAACAAATGGCTGGCTTTGGGCGCCTCCTCGATCGACGTCGGGGAAGTCTATCTGTGCGGTGCACAGGCACTCGGTTATGGCCTTGCGCAGCGGTGGAATACCCGTACGCAAGAGATGGACTACAAGACCAAGAATGGCATTGCCATTCAGCAGATCTATGAAGTCGGCAAGATCCAGTTTGGCACTGGTGCGACCGACACCACGACCCCGAAGGACAACGGTGTTCTGACGGGATTCTTCAGCGCCGTCGGCGACGCCTGATCCACCACCATAGGAGACTGACATGACTGCATCTACTGTTGCGGTGGCGGCATCGGCTGCTCACCAGATCCCCAAGCCGTATGAAACCGGCGTCTGCATGAATCCCATGACGGTATCCGTCGCTACTACATCGTTGGACGATGTGGGCGACATCATCGAGTTGGGCTACCTACCGGCGAACTGTACGGTGTTCGGTGTTTTGATCCAGACGACCTCCTTGGCCGCATCTGCATTGGTTTACAAGATCCAGATCGCGGGTTCGGACTTTGTTACTTCCATCACGACCGGGTCCGGTGCGGGGGCAGCCTTCTGGTTTGCCACGGCACCCTTGGTCTTGACGGCGGTCAGCAAGGTCCAGTTGGTCATTACCACGGTGGCGACGACGCCCGCGGCAGGCACGCTGACCTGCACGCCGATCTACTCGAACGGATGATACTCAAGCTGATTGGCGATGAGCCATGGTCTGGAAATTTCCCCGGCTATGGCTCCATCGCTGCGTGTGTGGGCTGGTGCAAGGATGTACCAGCTCCCATTGCAAAGGTCCTACTGAACACCGGGAGATTTAGACGTGTCGATCAATCAGCCGACGATGCGGGATCGGATAGCCCGCAAACTGGGTGTGCTTCCGATCGGCAACAGTCTCTCACCGGAGGACTCGCGCCTGATCAGCGACCATATGCTGGTGGTCCAGGCCAAACTGGAGGATCTGGATCTCGCGCAGATCGACGTCACGGACGGAATCGATGATGCCATTGCCGACATCATCGTGGCGATGGTCGCTTCCACGTTGGTGGACGAATTCCAGCTGGAGGAACCTCGGCGCTCCAAGATCGCAGGAGAGGGCGCTATAGGGCTTCCAGTCGCATCTCCGGCAGAGAGACAGCTCCGCAAGATTCTCGCCCCTACGCGTGTCTCACGGCCGGTCAAGGTTGATTTCTTCTAATGCCACCGCTAGTTTTCGGCACACAATCCTATCAGCATGAGAGCCTGCCGCTGTCCGCTCAACGGATGGTGAACTGCTACCTCGAGCCAGGCCCCCCGGCGGCCAAAACTCCTGCGGCGGTCGTGTGTGCATTTGGCATCGAGGATTATCTGACGGTCGGATCCGGCCCGTTGAGAGCCGGAATCCGGGTCAACAAGATTGTATACGTCGTGTCAGGGACGAACCTGTACCAGATTGTGGAGGATGTTCCGACCTTATGCGGGTCTATCCCAGGCAATGGACCCGTCTTCATGGAGAGTGATGGCACTCACCTGCTCATTGCGGTTGGAGGGCCGACCTACATCTGGAATGGGGTCACACTGACCCAAATCACCGATCCGAACTTCCCTGGATATGTCTGGATGACATATTTGGACGGATACTTCATCGGTGGCGTAGGAGATGGAAAATTCTACATCAACCATACCGCGTTTGATCCCACCGCATGGAATGCACTGGACTTCGCATCCACGGAATCCGGACCCGATGACATCCTGGGTGCAATTGTTGATCACCGCGAAGTGTTCTTCGGCGGCCGGCAGAAGTTCGAAGTCTGGTACAACTCGGGGTCAGCGGATTTTCCGCTGACTCGGACCGCTTCGGGCTACATGGAGATCGGACTGGCTTCCAAATATGGCCTGGTGAAGTCGGACAACTCCGTATTTTTCCCTGCCTCAGACGGCACGTTTCGGCGCGTGAATGGATACACCCCGGCCCGAATTTCAACCACTGCCATCGAACAGGCGATCGCCAAGATGGCCAATCAGGAATGCATCGGCCATTCCTGGATAGAGAATGGCCATTCGATGGTGGGATGGACCTATGACGAACGTACATTCATCTACGACATTTCGACGCAGCTCTGGCACGAACGCGAAAGCTATGGCATGGATAACTGGCGCGCAGCCTTTGTCCTGCGCGGACCGAATATGACCTATGTGGGGGATGCTCATTCGAACCGACTGGGCATACTCGACTCCAACACCTTCATGGAGTGGGACTCGCAATTGGTCTCCTCGGCAGTCTCACCCTCGACACCCAACGTCCCCCACGCCTCGCTCGAGCTCGAATACGAGACGGGCGTGGGGACGCTCGACGGCCAGGGAGTTAATCCCAAAGTCATGCTCCAGTACTCGGAGGACGGCGGGAGAACCTGGTCGAACGAAATTTGGTTGCCCCTGGGTCAGAGGGGCGATTTCAAGCGCAAGGCGCTCTGCAACCGGCTGGGGAAGCCGCGGTTGGGTAATCGCGTGTATCGCGAATCTGTGTCAGATCCGGTTCGTCGCACTCTAATTCAAGCACTGCTGAACGGTCCCTAATGCCGCTACGTCCGCCGAGCCCGCCGCCGACTGACCAACGCTCGTGGGATCAATGGGCCCGCCAAGTGGCGGTGGTTCCCGATGACGGATCGGTCAATACGCTCACGGTCGCAGATAAAGCGATCACCAACGTAAAGCTGAGAGACAGTTCGCCGGCCAGTGTCATTGGTCGCGTGGCTTCGACCTCAGGTCCTCCGGCTGACATTATATCGTCCGCCGACGGCTTCTTGGTCAATAGAGGAGGGACGCTGGGATTTGGCGTCATTGGGGATTCCGACATCCCAGGATCCATAACCCGGGACTCGGAGCTGACCGCAACGATAACCGCTCTGCAAGCGGCGACGGATCCTTTCACTCAGTACATCCTGAAATCGACCGTACTGAATGCGTCAGTGACCTACGATCCCCCGAGCCTGGGCGATGGCGCTGGCACGACGACGACAGTCACTGTTACGGGGGCGGCGCTCGGTGACTTTGCGCTCGCCTCGTTCTCTTTGGATCTTCAGGGTATGACACTCACGGCCTATGTCTCTGCAGTCAACACGGTGAGCGTGCGAGTGCAGAACGAATCCGGTGGCACGTTGGATTTAGCCTCAGGAACCCTTCGGGTGAGGGTCTGGAAGCAGTGAAAAACTTCCTGAAGCTGAGTGAGAACGTCAACGTCACATCGCTGCTGCTACAAATTCAGCGTCAGCCTGACCTTTGGAAAGCAGACACGTATCTTCGCGACTATCCACAGGGCCCGTTTGAGGATGTTGAGACGATCTTTCTGCGCTTTCCGCCGTCTTCTGTTACTGAACTGGAGCGCTCGCAAAAGGATCAGCATGAATGCGAGAACATGGACGGTATTCTGCATCTTCCCGCCTCGCGGTATCTCATATTTGCATTGATGGCGATGGTGGAGGGTGAGCGGTTAGGGCGGGTGATGGTCAATAAGATTAGGCCTGGCGGCCGCATATTCCCTCATGCGGATACGCCGGCCCACGCGACCTACTGGGATCGGTTCCACTACGTACTGCAAGCGCTCCCGGGCTGCAATTTCCGCTGCGGCACTGAGATAGTGAACATGCGCACCGGAGAGTTGTGGTGGTTCGACAACTCGGAGGAGCACGAAGTTGTCAACAATAGCGCGGATGACAGAATTCACCTGATTGTGGACATTCGAACCTCATACTTCGATGTCCGCGGAGTGTTGCCGACCACATGATGACATTCGCGGTGGAGTCACTTACTGAAAATCTCGAATTCCTGAAGCCGATGTTTCCGTTTCACTGGAAGGAACTGGCGCTCAATCAGGGCGAGGTGCCACTGGATCCGCAATACGACATCTATCTGACACGTGACGCTCGCGGGGAAGTGATGTTCGTGGCTGGTCGAGAAGCCGGCGAGATAATGGCCTATTTTGTGGGTTTCGTGGCTCCAGGTCTGCATTACAAGACCTGTCTGACGCTCACCATGGATATCTTTTGGGTGAAACCGGAGTATCGCGGCAAGAGTGCAGGCATCCGATTGTTCAAAACGGTTGAAGCAGAAGCGCGGCGTCGAGGTGTACAGCGCATGTTTATGGGCTCGAAGCTACACAAGGATGCGGGTTGGTTGTTCGAAAAACTCGACTACAAGCCTGTAGAGACCTACTACAGCAAGTTTCTGGGAGAATCGTAAATGGTTGCTGCTGCCGTCATTGGAGCTGCCGTCGTCGGCGCCGCGGCTACATCGGTCGCATCGAGTAAGTCCGCCGGCGCTGTCGGAAAAGCTTCTCAAAATTCAGTCCAGGAGCAGCAACGAGAATATGATCAGGCGCGCGCGGATAACACACCCTTTCGCACGACCGGAATCAGCGCACTCGATCAGGTTGCTAAGTTATACGGCCTGGATACCACAGATGCGAATGGAAACGTAGTTAAGGGCACAGGTAAAGCGGATTTCTCCTCATTCTCAACCTCGCCTGATTTTCAGTTCAACCTGCAGCAAGGTCAGGATGCGATCAATCGTTCCGCTGCGGCCAAAGGAGGTCTGCTTTCAGGTGCAGCCGTCAAAGCAGGCCAAACATACGCTTCGGGCCTGGCCTCCAATCAATTCAATTCCTACGTCGGGCATCTCGAAGGTTTGGCCGGCGCAGGCCAGGCTGCGACCAATGCGACAACCGCCGCTGGCACTAACATGGCGAATCAGAACAGCGCCGCCATCATGGGAGCCGGGAACGCACGAGCTTCTGCGTATAACGAAAACGGCCAGACGATCGCGAATACCACAAACGGTCTCGCCAGCAACTATCTGATGTATCGCTATCTGAACCCCGGCACTTCGACTACCCAAGCTCCCCTGGGACCTTAATTCATGGCTGTATACACTCCGATCAGTCTGGGCGATATCTACCAGCAAGCCAATGCCATCAAAGGTCAGCAACAGCGCCAGCAGTTGGGTGACTTGCAGATCCAAGAAGCCCAGAAGCAACGCGCTGATCAGGAGGGTATCGATTCCGCACTGACTTCAAATCCGAACGCCAGTCTGGCTGATCTGGTCAAAGCCGGCGGTGGAATGGCGGGCGTCGAAGCAGGAACCAAGGTTAATAGTGCGCGCGCTTCTGATCTGCTACAGCAGAATCGCCAGATCTATGTTGCCGCTTCTCAGGTGGCGTCTGCCGACGATCCGGTCGCAGCGGCTAAGCAGGTTGCGCCCAACTTCATAGCTGATTATGAGAAAACACATGGGCCGGGATCGTTCTCTCAGTTGGCCCCTGATCAGGTGAAGCAGTTGGCCGCTGGTTTGCAACAGCACGCGCTCTTGGGTCTGGTGGATCCCGACAAGCAGTTCACTGCCCAGCAGCAGATGATTCAGGACCATTACAAGCAGCAAGGCCCAGGAGGCGAATTGCAGCGCAAGCAGATGGAAATCGATGCGGCAAATGCTCGCGCTGCTGCAGAACGAGCACAGCAAGCCAGGGGACAGAACATTACGATGCGAGGCCAAGACCTCGAGGCCGCGCGTGCAGGGATACCTGCAGGATACGAGCGTGATCCGACCAATCCCGGCGCACTACGACCGATCATCGGAGGCCCGCACGATCCTAACGCAACCTCTGCTGGCATGGATTCACGTTCCAGTGTGATGTTCAATCGTGTGGCGGCATCCGCAAACGAGGCGGTGACAGCACTCAAGAACATTGCTGAGTTGCCAGTGACTACGAGTACGGGCTGGTTTGGCGGCGCCTCTCCCTCAACGACGCTCATGGGCTCCGTCAAGAGCGTATTGGGACAGAAGGTCACGAGTCAGGAAGCTCAGGATTACAAAACCATGATCGCGGGTGTGTCGCGATCGCTATCCACGATTGAGACGGCGGGCCTGGCGCCGAACGGCTCGATTACGCACTCCATGGACAGCATCACGCTCAACGAGGGTGATTCACAGCTCACGAAGCTTCGAAAGCTGGCCGAGACGCGACAGATCATCGAGAAGGGCATCGAGCCGAATCTATCAAACCCAAAATTGGCACCCGCGCAACGAGACCTCATCAACAAGATCGTTTCCGACGTGCAGCAGGCCATTCCCTTCACGCAACACGACATTACGAAGTTGCAGCAGTCCAAGAACCCCAACGCCACGTTGATGGATTTTGCGAAGCAAACTGGATTGCCGACGAATAGTCAGGCATCTTCTGCCGCTTCGCCCGTGAAGATTACCGGCGATGATGACTTCGCGAAGCTTCCGAGTGGCGCTCACTTCATCGGCCCAGACGGTCAACTGAGGCAGAAGCCCTAATGGGATGGCAAGACGCTCCGTTGGTGAGTGCTCTCCCTAATAGTGCGCAGCCGGCGTGGATGTCCGCCCCGGTTGTTAAAGCTCCAGCCCGGAGCTTCGATTACATCAATGGCGAACTCGTACCCACGGGATCCGCGTACGCCCAAGCCGCTCAGTCTCCCATTGCCCGCGCCGATCCCAATTCCGCCAATCCAGTGGAGTCTGAAATCGGCGCCATGGCCTCCAACGCACTTTCAGGCGCGGGAAAAGCTTTTGTCGATCTCGGGCGCGGCGCCGGCCAATATTTGGGGCTCGTGAGTCGTCAGGATGTTCAGGACTCTCGGCAACGAGATGCGCCCCTGATGGCGACCGGCGCTGGAAGGGTGGGCAACGTCGTAGGAAATGTCGCCGCCACGTTGCCCGCGGCAGCCATCCCCGGGGCCAATACGGTCGCCGGCGCGGGCCTCATAGGGGCGGCAACGGGCGCCCTCCAGCCGTCCGTATCCACCGGTGAGACTCTCCGCAACACAGCCCTCGGCGGGGCGTTGGGAGCGGGCGGCCAGGCGATCGGAAATGCGGTGGCGTCCGGTGCTCAGCGGATCCTCGCTCGTCGAACTCAATCGGCTGTGGATATGGAAGCGGCCAATTCGGTTCGGGATGCCACGCTCGAAGCATCCCAAGCGGCCGGCTATGTGGTACCACCCACGACAACCAACCCCTCTTTGACCAATACCGCCCTTGAGAGTGCATCCGGTCGATACGCCACCAAGCAAGCGGCCCAGGTCAAAAATCAGCTCGTTACCAATCGACTCGCCGCTGAAGATTTGGGCTTGCCGGCCAACCAGCCGATCACGCAGCAGGCGCTGAACGATGTCCGCGCGAAGGCCGGGCAGGTTTACGCCCAAGTGAAAAAGGCGGGGACGATTCAGACCGACCAGGAATATCTGAACGCGCTCACCGGCATTACCAATGCATCGGAGGATGTGGCTAAAGCGTTTCCTGGTGCCACGACCCCGGCCGCAGACAAGATCGATACACTGGTGAATTCGCTCGCCCAAGATAATTTCAGCGCGGCGCAGGCGGTGGAGTACGCCAAGCGCTTGAGGCAGCAAGCGTCTGCGAATTTCAAGCTCGCGGGCCGCTCGGCCAATCCCGAAGACCTCGCGTTAGCCCAGGCTCAATCCAAGGGCGCCAATGCGCTCGAAGACATGATCGGACGACATCTGGACGCCACCGGTAAGCCCGATTTGCTGAAGCAGTTCCAGGACGCCCGCAAAGCCATTGCGAAGACCTATACCGTCGATGCGGCGTTGAATGATGCTACCGGAAACGTCGATGCACGGATCCTGGCCAGGCAGCTCGAACGTAATGCAGGAATCGATGGCGGCTTGAGAAAAGCAGGTGAGTTCGGACAAGCCTTTGGAGAGGTGGCCGGCGAACCTGTGAAAGGACCCGGTGTTTCCAAGCTCGCGTTTGCCAGTGCGGCCGGCGGGGCACTCACCGGTCATCCGGAACTATTGGCACTTCCTGTTGCTTCGACTCTAGCGCGCAAGACCTTGCTCTCCGTGCCGGTCAATCGGTTCCTAGCTCAGCCCAGTTACGCGCCAAACGCTCTGGGCACGCTCACCTTGAATGCCCTGACGCAATCGCCTCGAGTCGTACTTCCGGCGACCGCAGCAACCTTGCCGCTAATTGAGGCGGGTCAGCAATAACCGTCTGAGCTTCCCTTCGGGGATGCGTTTCATGATCGCCCAACGGATGGGCGCCACGATTCCACCCAGAAATATCAGCAGCACCAGTGGACGCAGTAACAGCGCCCATTGCCAGCTTTGCATAGGACTCCCATGGCTTTATTGTTCACTCCGCCGTTCTATCGCGCGACGGATAATATCAACGCGCCCATTGCCGGCGCATTCATCGGCTTCTACTCGACTCAGACTAGCACGCTTGCGCCGATTTACGCAGATGCCGCGCTGACGATCGCTTTACAGAATCCGGTGCAAGCCGATGGGGACGGCAATTTTCCCGCTATCTTCCTGGATGACTCGCTCGACCCATACAAGTACGTCATCTACTACCCTGATAGTCAGGACCCCACTATTCCGGGGGATGTCCTGCGCTCGGGCGATCCGTTCAATCCGTTGGCGGACCTCACCCCTTTGGCGCAGAAGTTTTATCCGCTGAGTTCCGGAGAGCACATCGCCAATATCACCCCGGCGAACTATTTCTACCCGCCAGGGCATCTGCTGCGATACGGTGTCAACACGGTTCCCGGCACTACGGACATGACGGCGGCGGCCAACGCGGCCACGCTATCTATTTCTCCCTACCAGCTGTTTGCCACCCTGCAGGAGATTGTTTTTCCGCCCGGGCCGGTGGCGATCAACGGGACTGTCTACGTCCGAAAGGGGCAGCGCGTCAGGGGTTCGTATGGCGCGACCTACCTGATATGCAACAACTCGGGAACGGGTCCCACCTTTAAAATGGGCTGGGGGAATATCAACGGCACCCCCACGGTTGATTCAGGCGGCCAGCCTTGCTCCGTTGAAGACATGTACTTTCTGGGCGGCCCGTCTCAAGGCTGTGTTGACTTTACCAACATCGCAGGAGCGGTCTGCCGGGACTGCTTCTTCAGTGCATCAGGTCTTGCCATCAACATCAACTCGGCTAACGATTTGCAAATATCCGGAATCTTTTTTGATGTACACCAGGGAGGTATTTCGATCTCTGGGACCTCCCAGAATCTGCAGATTAGCAACGTCAGTTTCTTCGACGGCAAGTCAGATATCATCATCGGAGGGTCACCGGCTGATATCCAGATTAGTAACCTGCATTCAGAATACAACAATATATCCTCTGTACTCCTCTCAGATGCGGCAGTTATCCGGGGACTGAAGTTTACGGATTGTGAGTGGCTCTACAATGAGCAGTTCGCGACGTTCACCGGTACAATCCTGAACCGGTCCGCAAGCGCTCATGCTCGATTCGATGCCTGTACGTTCCACAACATGCCAGGCTATGCCTATCAATACGGCACGGGTAGCGGCAGCATCATCGACTTCAATAACTGTCTGTTTGATGGCCTGAGAACCGTCTCGATATCGCCTACCATTTACACCCAGTCCACCTTGGCTGCGGCGATCAGTACAGCCAACGAAACGATGCGCCTCAACAACTGTTCGCTGCGCAATCTACCGGGTAACGGGGGCGCCAATGCACCGATCGCTTTCGGCGGCTCATCACAGTCCACCCTTGAAATACTTGGCGGCGGATATTCCGGAAACAACACCAATTTGGGCACCAATCCAGTCATCGGCATCACGAACAGCTCGAGTAGCTCGGTAGTACGGGTAACGGACATGCAAGGGGACGCCACCCAGGCATTGGTGAACGCGCAAGCGACAGTTCCGATCTTTATCCGAGGTTGCCGTGACTGGTTCGGCCCTATCGGGACGGTGGGTGGTTCGCACTATGTCACGGTTCCCTACCAGTTCAGCAACATCTACCAGTTCAGACTCACGGCCAATCAGAATGTCGGCGGGAGCGGAAACTATCGCAAGTCGATTCTGATGTTTGTGGAGAAAGATAACGACTTCAACGTATCTGCCAAGAGTTTCCTGGTTACTGCCGTAGCGGTCCAGGGCGCGGATCATTCCGGCACGAGTGGCAATGGAACCATCAGTATTACGGCAGAGTTCGGCGCAGTGGGAGGCAGTAACTCCATTGCCAGCAGCAATTCAGGATTGATCGCCCTCAGTTGGTCGAGTTCGTATACCTCTGAGCAAGTCGATATTCAGATGTTATGACCGATGATGATCATGCAACCACTCGCGTCCTCAAGCGGGTCTCACCGTTTTGGAGTTGGGTGCGTGGCAATCCCAGTCTCGTCATTGGCGGATTGGGAATCGTGATCAGCGGAGCGATAGGATGGCACGATCTCAAGTCCCGGATGGGGACCATCGAGACTAAGGTGGATGACATTGCGAAACGGCCTCCAGCGGTGACGAATGAGCAATTTTTAGCTCTCGAGAGTGAGTTTGCGCAACTGCGCAGCGAATTGGATCAACAAAAAGGGCGATGGCAGCAGGTTGATTCGGTGCCTCAATTGACAGGGGGGAGCCATCGAGCTCGCAAGTGATATGCGATGGAAAGAATATGGTTGTGGCTGAAGCAGAAGACGATCGCGAAGGCCTTGGAGGCACTTCTCAAGGCGGGAGATGATGAACATGAGAAAGCGCGTCATTCCTCGGGCGCTCTGGCCAATGAGCATCGAGCCGAGGCAGAGGAATTTCACGCAGCGAAAGCGGATCTGTGGGCCGCACAGCACAAGCACGAGCAGCCAATGAATAACTGCTCTGATGATTCAGTCCATGGCAACAGCGCTCCGGTACAGATCACACGCTTTAGTTTGCCGAAAGATGCGCGGGAGATCCTAATCTCAGTGGTCATGGCAGTGTCTGTTATAACCAGTCTTGTACTCTGGAGTAAGTTGCACGATGCTGAGAAGGACATTCAAACGCAGGTCTGGCTGCGTGATGACGCGCTGACCAAATTTGAGCAGGGTCCATTCGCAGATACGAAGGCCCACGTTCTGGCTCTGGAACTCAACTGTAAGGAGAAATGATTATGTCCGGCGGAATCATCATTCAGCGGCTCGCGGTGTTGAAACCTGCAGCAACTGATTCGAGCATCTATGACACGCTGCCGCAGCCGTGCAAGCTGACGGTGGACACGATCTGCGCGAAGGCGCCGGCCTCGGTCACAGAACAGGACATTCAGTCCTTGGCCGCCATGATCCTCCTGGCCACGCACTGCTGATGAACGATGAGACCGTGACTCTGCGTGAATACATGGAGTCACGGTTCTCCTCGATTCAACGCGCGGTAGACAAAGCTGAAGAATCTACCGAGAAGCGCTTTGCAGCCGTGAACGAAATGCGCGCCATGGTGACCGATGCGGCCAGCAAGTTCATGCCGCGCATTGAGTATGAGACTTCGCATCGCGCCCTGGTAGAAAAGGTAGAGGGGTTACAGAAGTTCCTGTGGATGGGGCTAGGGGCCATGTTGGCAGTGCAACTGTTTATCGGCATCGTTTTTGTGATGTTCAAGAAAGCAACGCCATGAGCTTCAAAGACTGGTGGCTGGAAATCAAGAAACTGTTAGTGGTGCCTCCCGAACCCAAAGAGCCGCCGAAGCCCTACTACCCGCCGCACTCACTACCTGAAAGTGAGTTGCCCCCGAAGTGGCCGGAAAAGGACGAGCGACAATGAATCTCAGTCCGAATTTCACGTTGGAGGAACTCGTCTTCTCCGAAGTCGCCTTACGCAAAGGACTCGACAACGTGCCCTCGATGACGCAGGCGGCCTGCCTGGCCACTCTCTGCCATACCTTGCTCGAGCCGGCACGTGAGCTTCTGGGAGCGCCGCTGCGAATACACAGTGGCTACCGATCCCCTGCGGTCAATGATGCGGTGGGAGGGTCGGTAACGAGCGCTCACATGGATGGTCTAGCCGCAGACTTCGTGCCCGTTGATTTGCCGCTGCTGAATGCCTTTCACGCTTTGCGGACATCCCAACTTCCCCTAGATCAAATCATACAAGAATGCGGGCCCACCGGATGGATCCATATTGCCATTGCAGTGCCTGGCGCAACTCCGCGTCGGCAGGCATTGATTGCAACTGGTAGGCCGGGCAACTGGCGTTACGAGAGAGTTTTATGAGTTTTGGCTCGAAAGCACTTCAGATCCTGCGAACGGTGGCTCCGACGGTGGCTCTTGCGGTCGGAGGACCTTTCGGGCCTCTTGCCAGCGCGGCTATCTCCGCGGCGCTCGGGACGCCCAAAGGCGACGACAAAGCGGCTGAAGCGGCATTGCTCACCGCGACCCCAGACCAGTTGCTCGCGCTCACGAAAGCGAACAACGACTTCCAGGTGGAGATGAAGCGCCTGGGGATCGATGAGGAAAAACTGGTCTATGACGACATCGCGAACGCCCGAGCTCGAGAGATTGCGGTCCGGGATACCACCCCTCAAATACTAGCCTACGGGATCACTGCGGGCTTCTTTGGGGTCCTGGGGTATCTCGTAGCCTATGGGAAGCCTCAAGTCGGCGGAGACGTCGTCCTGGTGCTTCTGGGATCACTCGGAACGGCCTTCACTGGAATCATCGCGTACTACTTTGGCAGTAGCGCCGGCAGTGCTGCGAAGACCGACATTCTCGCCAATGTCTCAGCGACTGCGGCAGCCAAAGTGAAATGAGGTGACCTATGATTTCAACTCTGCTGGTCTTCTTTATCGTCCTATGCATCATTGGACTGGTGCTGTGGGGGATCAATCAAATCCCCGGAATACCGCAAATCGTTAAGGTCGTCATCTACGTCGTGATCGGTGTTATTTGTTTGCTGTGGCTGCTGCAGTACGTGCAGGGCTCCCACATCTCCATTCACTGATGTTAGAATTGCGGGCAACGCAGTGCTGATAACACTGCGCGCCCTAATCACAGCAACCTGTTCTGGAGGTCGCCATGCCTGCTCGCAAGCCTATCACCCTCGGCGCTCGATACCACTATCTGACTCTCCTTGCGGAAGTAGCGCCTCGCGGCCGCCGTTACGTTCTCGTTCAATGTGACTGTGGTGTCCAAAAGACGGTCAAACTCGATCACTTATGGCGTGGATTGATCAAGTCTTGCGGTTGCTGGAACAGAAAGACATTGCTTGCCCTGCGCACCACTCATGGCGGTACTGGAACCGTTGAGTATCGAATCTGGTTCGGGATGGTCAATCGATGTGAAAATAAAAACAACAAATCGTATTACAAGTACGGCGCAAGAGGCATTCGGGTTTCGGAGTCGTGGCATCAATTCTCTAATTTCCTTCGAGACATGGGCCTTCGGCCGCCGGGAAAGACTTTAGATCGAATCAAAAATGATGGTCATTACGAAACGGGTAATTGCAGATGGGCAACTCCCCTAGAACAAGGAGCCAATACACGTCAAAACCGATTGATAGAGTTCCGTGGCGAACGGTTACACTTAGCTGAATGGGCTCGACGCCTCGGCATAAACCACAATACCTTAGCTGAGAGACTACAGAAGTGGCCTCTTGAGAAGGCACTGACTCAGCCGCGCAGACACTGGCCTTCGTATGGGCGATCCTAGGAATTATTATGCTGATTGCGCTGTTGTATACCGCCAACGGCTATTGGGGCGGTCATCACGCAATCAGCGTTCACTGACGCCTTCGCGTTCGATACGCAGCGCTGAACAGGACGATCGCCAGCGTGGCGAAGGCTCCCATCAGGATCCCGGCCCACACCTGGAACTCACCCCAGTCCAGACACATCATCATTTCTTATCTGCGATGTCGTTCATTCACACTTCTTTAGATTCTAATGCGCCCGAAATCCATTTTTGCGGTGTCTATTAGGTAGGAACAGGGAGAGCACGAATGCTCCTCCGCTATGAGCGTCTCTTCATTGCCGCGTCAACGGCCATATCAAGTAGGGTAGGGCCAGCAACACTTTCTCGCTCTCCCGTGTAGACCGCGAAACCCAGCCCCAAATGGTCACGAAGGTAGCGATAGCGAGCCGCATCGGTCTCCAGTTCTTCACGCATACACGCCTCACACTTTGGCGGGAAGGCGTCAGCCGGTCCACACACAGAGTGGCGGCCAGCGGAACAGGGTCCAATCGTCATCGCGGTAGTTGTGTACATAGAGGTTCTCATCGACGCTGAGTGTTCATCGCAGCAGAAGCATTCCGCGCATCCACGGAATGACTTCAACGTGTAAACCCATCACGGTCGGCTGGCGTCCGGGGCCGTTCCCCTTGTAATACTCCGTATTGAAATCGAAGGCCGTATTGCTGACGGCCTCGTTCATCAGCTCCGCATACTCCTCGGAGCCAATCAGCAACCGAGTTGGATCCATGTCGAGCGTGCCCTGCATCGCGCTACGGCGCTGCCAAAGCCGATCCATGAACCGCTTGCCATTCTTGCCGATGTGGTGGCGCTGCACCTCCACGGTCTCGAGGCTCGCGTAGCAGCCGAGTTTTCGCAGCGTCCACAGGCACAACTTCTGCAACCAGTGAGCCGGGCGATCCTTGCAGAATTCGAAGGCATCCTTGAATTCCCTCACCGTCGGCACCCGCCGCAGTTCAACCACATCGATGAATTCGCGTTGTTCGTTCATGTAGATGGTCCGGTTCTCAGAGTGCCTGTGAGTCTTTGAAATCAGCCGAATTGCTGCGACAAAGCATGACGCCGACACTACCTTTCGCGCCGGGCTCATCCCAGATGACGGCCTTCCCCACATCTCCGAAGCAGTCGCAGCCTTCGGTGGTCACTTCGGCATCCTGAGGTGCCTTCTTCAATGCCTCAATCAGTTCGCTAACCTTCACGAGATCCTCCCGATTTCACTTCAGTTCCTGGCGATCCGCAGAAGATGCAACGGCGCCCCTCCGTGTATTGCGAATAACTGTGGCCTTGCTCGGCGGTGCAGATCTCGCGTTTGGTCCCCCACGGCTGCGGCTCACGCCACGGCTCGACTCGCACCTTCACGCCATCGAAGACCGATTGCAGGGTCTCCATTCCTTGGCGACGCATCTCTTTCACGAGATCATCAGCGATGTCCGAAAGCCGCGCCAGTTTTGTTCCGGGGACTGGCAAGCGAGTTACTGACGGTTCGTGTTGACGCCTCGCATGACTGGCTACGGTGTGATCCAACTCAGCCTGAGTTTCAGCGCATTTCTCATTGAGTTGCTTTATCTGAGCGCGGAAATCCTCATTGCAGGCGCGTAGCAAGTTCACCTCGTTAAGCGCGTTGCCGAGCGCGATACTATCCCGCTCCCACCAGGCTTTGTATTGGTCCAGTTCTTTGCATGAGCATTGGCAGTCCTCGCTCATCTCGGCAATCTCTTCGGGTGTCACGCGGGCTTCTCCGAGTCGTATTGATCGCAGTTGCAGGTCGGGCAGTGCGGCGGTTCCCGATTGGCGAAGTTCAGCAGCTTCTTCAGCCGCTCGATCTCCATCAGCCGCGTAGCCGCCAGCTCCTGGGCCGTCTTCACCGCGGCGTGCAGTTGCTTGATGGCCGCCAGATCGTCCAGGTTGTGGAAGTCGCGCTGGATGCCTTGCAGGCGCTCGATCGCATCGGCGCATTCCCCTGGCGTCAGAGTCACCAGCACCTCGCCTTCGTAGCGCCACGCCAATCCGTCACGGACTACAATCTTTGTCACCATAGACTCCTTATGACACTTCCCCAACCGAGCCACATCAATTTGCACCAAATTGCCACAATGGCCATGCCAAGCAGATAGCCAACCCACGGATGGTTGCGGTCAAAATCGATAACTCGATTTCCAGTACGGGACTTCATATTGAGTTACCTTGAAGTGGCTGCCCCCGGGAATTGCACCCGGATTGTCTAATCATCACCCAGCCCGTGGACAGAACGCGCGTTGCCATCGGGATCCAGGTTAGGGCTGCCGCAGTCATAGTTGGTGTTGGCCTACAGTGCCGATTATCCCAATTGGTGATTCGTTGGGCAGCGCCGCCCGCCCTTGTGCGCGAAACGATTCTTTGTCATGCCATTGACCACAGCAGTCTTGCGCCCTTGGCGAGCCAATTTACGCGCATTCTTGACTTGGGATTCCAGTTCGCGCAGTGCATTGTCAGCAGCCACATGTCCAGGATTAGCCAACAAAAATGAACGCACCTGATCAATAGGCATCAAAATTAGGTCGGCGTACTTCACTGGGGAGATCCTCATTGGTTGGTACCGTGTCTACGCTTCGACTTGCCCGTGATCGGCGAGAACAATCACTGTTCCTTCGTAGTCGGAGCCTTTGTTTTTGATCTCGTGAAGCGCGATCTCCTGAGCTTCATCGAGGTCCGAAAATTCAGCAGCGCCGCGATATGGTCCCCAAGACCTATCATCGTGGAGCCACAGGGAATTGGTGCTATCGAAAACATGGAACCAGTTGGCATCGTTCATTTCACATTCCTCCGCTTCGCCAGACGCTCTATGTACCGCTTGATCATGGGCCAGTCCTCGACGTGAGCCCAGACCAAGAACCGCTTCAGGCCGGCTTTCTCGCGCTTGTCGATCAATTGCCGTTGCCGTTCCGTACTGCTCTTTGCCATGGGTCATAGAGTATCCGTTTATATAAACGGAGTCAAGTGTTATCGGGACTACATCCCTGTGGTTTACCGCGGCATCCTGTTCCGCCGCGACAACGCCCATTCCAGCAGATAGGACACTGAGGCGGATCTGGCGGGGTTTCAGGGGCCATCGGACACTCCCACGGTTTGAGCAGGTCGGGCGGAGAGGGGTACCCGTGTTAGGCGCATGCGCCACCAGCGGAGACAGCTTCATGGCGATGGTCACGCGGGACGGCATCCGAAAGCTGTTCTGGCTTGCTGGGCGGGAGCGATCTCTCCGGCCGACCTACGTTCATTATGCCGCTTGCCCGACTTGAGCGTGCAGCCGATCCTTCAGCAGATAACCCTCCAGCGCCCAGATCTTGTCGCGCGCCTTCTCGCGGGCGATCTTCTGGCCCAACTCCGCGTTGAAGTTCTCAGGTGACGCGCAGGCCGACTCGCCTACAACGGTGAACCCGTTCTGTAGCGTGAGACAGCACACGGTGAGCTGAGAGCCTTCGAACACGTGGTACTGCTCCTTGGCAATCGCCGCGTCGATCTTGGCTGGCGTGAGCCGTGGGGCGTTCAGGCCCTTGGCTTGGATCTCATTCTCAATTGACTCTTCGGACACTTCACTTCTCCTCTGTTGAAATAGATGGTCTTGCGCTGTCAGCGCCTCGTTCGAAGGGGCACTGCGTCGAAAGCCCGATCGGCTGAAATGGATTGTTGAATGTCAGGGTGGCTGATCCAGATCGTTTTAGACTTGGCGATCTCCGCCAGCTCTGCCGGTGACAGCCTGAACGCGCAGATGGTCTGCCCGTCTGGCGCACGGTAAGCCTGCAGAGGCTCGTATTCGTCCTGACCCATGGCCAGGATGACGTTGCATTCTGGGAAGGTCACCGGGATCATTTGCCACCCCGCAGGTAGTACACCGCCTCGTACTCGGTCACCTGAGTGATACTCTGGTGCCACGTTGCAGCCAGCTTACGGCGCATAGCGTCGATTTCCTTGTCGGTGAACTCGTACTTCGGACACCCGCAGGTCATGCAGTAGACTCGGTCATCCATTGATACTAACTCCTCCGCACATGGCGCCGTGATAGGGCTCGTCGCACACCGGACAGCGCGAGGCGTGCGCGAGGGAGACCTGATCCTCCAGACTCGGCAGGAACATTGAGCACTCACGGTTACCGATGCCGTCCTTCGAGCGTGGGATCAGGACGTGCAGAAAGCTTTCCGGCTTGTTGCACTCATCGTAGTTGTGCAGGCCATGGAGGAACCAGATCGGGCAGCCGCCTTCCTGCTGATCATGCAAACACTTCGAGCAGTACTCCTCATGATACGACTCACCCGCAGTGCCGTTTGGAAAGTAGCCCATTAACTTCCTCCGGATGTAAACTCGCCTCTCAGTCGCCAAGCCAATCGCGCTGCCGGCAATCAGACCTATGCCAAGCACGATCCAGATAGTGGTTGCGGTCATGATTGTTGCTCGTTGACTGTAAGTCGTATTCCGCGGGCGATCAGCTGCGAGACTTTCGTGCAGACGGCATTTCCGATGGCATGACGGCGGTATGCCCCGTTGGGAAGCCCATAAGCCATTCCACTGAGCGCGCAGCACGTCTCTGCACCCTGCGTCTGACTCGACGAAGGCGATGGTCTCGATTCCTTCTCGCTCGAATCCAATTGAAAATCCTCCGATTCCCGCGAATAAGTCGATGTGCTTCACAGAGATACTCACCCGTTCTTACTGTGCCTGCAGTTACACGCGCGCGGCCAGTTTTGCATTCCGTCTTCCAGTGCAGCGAGTGCCGCGCAGGCCGGCTCATGGTTCTTGTAGTAACTCGGATCGTCTGGAGACACTGCGGCTTTCTGAGTGAGCGCTTCAGCCCTCAGCCTCGAATGCATCTTTGCAACGGCCAGATCTGCCGCATGCACTTCGCCGCACAGGCGATAGATTTCCTTGTATGCCGCGAACGTCAAATTCGACCATTTCATGATGGTCTCTGGGCTCGGTTTGAAATTCGGGTTCTGAGCATTCGAGAATAGCCCGAGAGACGTGTTGAGTAAGTCTTCTGTCAATTCACTCACTTCGGACTACCTCCTGTTTCCTTTCCATCTCTGGCTTTCTGCGCGCTGGGCTCAATCTCCTTATACCAATCGGGATGCACTCGGGTGCACAACTCTTCGATAAGCTGCTCCTGCGTAGTGCTGACTTCCATGCCATCCAACTCCGCCAGCATGAGATCAACCAGTTCCTTCCGCGTCTTCTTTTCCAAGGCTATGTAAACGTTGATGGCAGTGGCGAGCAATTCGGTCGCCCGCTCACGATCAGTTTCCGAAAGGGCAGGAGGCGCACACGTCTCGTTACCATCTCCACCGGAGTAGTCGAGCTTTTCATGTTCTTGGCCGAGCATCGTCAACCGGCCGTTGGCTCGATAGAGGCAACGCTGATATTGCTCGAATTTCCTGTTGAGGAGCGCGATAGCTGCGGCCACTCCCAGCGGCTTGTTGACGTGGTCAACCGGCAGGCCGAGCAATTCAACGAACGCGCCCCAATTCGATGGGGACTCCCACCTATCAAGAGCATCGCCCAGACGCTTGATCTCGTCCAACAGTGAATCCACCTCGGCGCGTCGTACCCAGTTGCCACTGAAGTTGCCATCGTCAGTATAGAGGCGCCCGGTAAACGTCGGGACTTCCTTCTTTGAGGTGAGTATGCTCATTGATTCAACTCCCGCCCAATGCGCCACCGTTTTGTGCGCCAAAAAGGGGAAAGCGCTACGCGAGCATTGGTACGGGCGGCTCGCGAATCTTTAGCGGTCACCGGCCAGTAGTCTGACCACGCACCATTTTCCCAAACCTGAATCATGTAGTCCTTCACGCGAACCTCGCCTTGCGTGGCTGTGTATCGGGAGTGGGCGGCAGTTTTGCCTGTAGCCGCTCAATATGCCCATCTTGGGCAATAACGAGTTGCTCTAGCGTCTCTACGTTGTAGAAGCGTTTGAGTGTCTCGATGAGCTGCTCATCCGATGTGTTGACCTCAGCCATTCGCGCGAGCCTCCAGCGATAGACAGTTCCGGCACTCCTTCACGCCAACCGGAAGTGTTCGGTGTTTCCACATGGGCCACGTCGCGTTGTTTTCCGCCTGGCAGAACGTGCGCCGCGTCTGTGGATTGACGATATGCGCGGGCAGGTTTCTACCGGTGCATATCTTGTAGCGCCAAGGCTTGCCGCGCTTCCGGGTACGGTCTTCTTCGGAGACTGTCTCGGATGATTTATCCATGGACAAACCCCTTGCGGTCGATGCTGTGTTGATGTGGATAGTCCCTCGGGCAGTGCGGGCACTTTGTGGTGCCTCGGTTTGTCAGGTGGTAGGGAATGAAATTCCCTTTCTCATCCATGACGGATTGACAGTCCAAGCACCACTCGATCCCGGTATCGAAGGCCCGGCGATTCTCAGGATGCGGACACTCATCTGCAGTGTTGACCTCAGCCATGTGGAAGCATCTCCAGAATGTCATTTTCGCGCACGATTGCCCACGCGGGGCAGTGCGTGCAGTTGCAACGAAGATGCAGCCAGCGATAGTGGCCGCTCCTGTGGCGTCGGCCCATGGCGTCTCGGTACTCGATGGGTTCAGACATGTAGGCCCACGGAGTGCTCCACGTCCCGTTGCGGGTATTCTTGATGGCGTAGCAGTCCTTCGAGTGTCGCGTCATCAAGCGTGTTTTCGGAGGCTTTACGCGCTTCGTGGAAGAGACTGTCTCAACCATTTTGAGCCTCCCGCAATTCGCGTTTGACTTCCTCGATGCACACCGCGCAGAACGTGTGCCATTCCTCACCGATGAATACGCAGCCGCACCGCTCGCAATTGCAACCGCCGGGGTTCTGGGCGGGTCGATTTCGATCTTTGATGTCCGTCTCCAACGTCTTCCGTAACTCGTTCATACGCTCAGGTGTCAGATACCAAGGTTTTTCTTCCTGGGAAGTGGGCGCGCTCATACCTTCAGCCTCTCACTCCTGAGTTCAGGCGGTCGGATCCAGTCCAGGCACTCCGTGCAGGTGCACGCAGCGGAGTCCATCGACACGACGTCATTGGGTCCCACGTACCCGCACATAACGTCCCGCTGATTGAACTTCTTCGCGGTCGGCGCGAAGTGCGTCACTACTTCAACATCAGTAGGGAGTGTTCGGTCACTCATGACTTCACCTCCTGCGGAGCGCCATAGTGGAAGCGTGGCATTTTGTCGTTGTCCATTGCGCATTCGTAGATCTGGTGTTGCCGTTCGTCTTCGTTGAGACCTTCCCAATCATCCTCGACAGCCATCCACCAGCCGGTCGCTTTCGTGCTCACGAACACGCATCGCTCTTTTGGCTTGGTGACATTATCGGTGCTCATGAAACATCCCTCAGCGTGAGTATCCGGTCAGCCGAGATTCAGAGTCAGGATCGACCCTGAGCCCTTGGCAGCGTCGCGAGCGTGTTTGATCAGGCTGGATGCCAACTCCAACGCCTGTCCCGGCTCCATGCCGAGCCATTTGACGGGCGTTCCGAAGTCCACACAGACCTTGCCGTCCTTCACGCCGATCGCGAACTGAATCGCTCCCTCGTCGTGCGGAGTGAGCTTTCCTTGCGGGTGCGTGCCTGTGGCGCCGATCAGTGGCTCTTTCAGCGCGCGGGCGATGGCCTCGGGAATAGGGCTGTCGAAAGGATGCTCGCTGTGGTTACTCACAAATACCTCCACTTGGAAGCCGTTCAGTCGTGCTCGATAGTTTCCAAGGCTTGAATGCTCGAAGGCTTTTTACGCCCGGCCACACCCCTTGGAAGCGAATGGCCCTGTCATCGATCGTTACGACCGCTGGCGGCTTCCAGCGGGTGAAGCGCACAGAGCAGATGGTTCCCTCGAAAGGGCCGTCCCAGAGGTTCCCAGCGTGCTGCTGGAGCCACCAGCGCATTGCGCCGATGCCGCCGAAGTAGCGGGCCCGGCTGCTGTGAATCACGACATCCCAGCCTTCGGCCAGCGCCTCACCGATGAACTCGATGGCGCCAGGCATGGGCGGATCTGGAATATTCCGCGCACCCTTCCAGCCACTCGTGTAGCTGTGAATCACGCCGTCGAAGTCAAGACACAGAATCGGCTTACCCATTCGTAACCCCTTGTTTTAAGGCCTCTAGCTGAACATCGGCCATTACTGTCTCTTCAAACTCAACACTGGACGGCGCAGCGGTTGAACGCGCGGAGTCATGTTGACTGTCACTTCAGGCTCCCGATGGTTGCGAATCTCTTCCAACAGCCAGACGCAGTTGATGCGCAGGGCTTTGCGGAAGTTCGCGAGGTACCGGCGGCGCGGAGCGGTGTCGCGGTAGTACGCGCGCATGTAAGCGGTTCGCATCATGGCGTCATCCCCACCTTCGGCAGATACGCCTCCAGCGCCTCGAGAGCCTCCGGAATGGACTTGCCCAGGGCGTTGTGGCTGCTCTGCGTGGTGCCCAGCCAGACGCGGGCGAGGTATTCGTCCAGGATGGTCTTGGTGACTTGGAGCTCCATGCCCTGGTCGAGGCAGTACTCGATGTTTTTCAGGTCCATTAGCGTATGCACCACGGGTTGCTTTTGTCGCTCGGCGGACAGTGATTGACCGGCGGCACGGGGGGATGGCGCACGAGATGGATCGCCGATGCACCGGTAATGGTCAGGGCGATGAAGACGCCGAGCCAGACGAGCAGGGGGACGCGGTTCGGAGTGGGGCTCACAGCTGCACCCCAAAAATATTTTCAGCCGTGCGCGAGGCGAGGTCGCAAATTACTTGGCAGCGGTCTCGTCGAACTGCCACTGATCCGGCAGGGGCTGTTCCTCGTACTCCTGGACGTCCTTGGCCGCCAGAGCTGCCTTGAGCGCCCGATTCTCGCTGCGGTACGTGGCCAGCTGGGACTGGTGGAATTGGCCGGCCAGGACGGCCCCTGGAGTGGCTATCCAGTTCTCGGGCGAACATAGCTCGCCGCGCCAGTTGATGGTCCAGCCTTCCCAGTGCGGATGTAGACAGCCCAGATCGCGCGCCAAGATCATGAGTGCCGTCTGAGGCGGGCACTTGGCCCCGCGTTTCCAGCGCCTGGCGGTGGTGATGTCCACCTTGCAAATGCGCGCTATGTCGTTGACATTTATACCGTAAAGGATGTCGTCGGGCCGCAACATGTGAGGGACTATGCCCTATCCCAGTTGCGCATAATGTATATTGAGAAGTAAACACGGTCGCGAGGTCGCATAAATTCATGATGCTTGATTCTCGTTGTTAGTTGCAACGGCACGTGTCAAATGTGAGCGGGCACTATGCCCGTTGGGCAATTTTTCGGCGCCCAGTTTTTTCCGTAGCTTGGATAAGACACGGTAGACGGTTGCCTTCGAGATGTTCATGTACGCGGCGCAATCGCGAATGCTCACGCCGGCCTCGCGCATCTGGCGGATCTCGAATTCCTCCCGCGGCGTCAGCAGGAGAGGGCGTCCCCATCGGGTTTGCTCGCTCATCGCTTCGCCTTCTCGATCTCGCGGATCGCCCGGCGCATGGAGTGCTTCGGCAGGACGAATGCTTCCATGAAGATCCACTGCATCAGAAGCCACGTGGCGATGGCTTCCCAGTGGTTGCCCTGGCGCCAGAGGATACGGATAGGGGTCATCCAACTGTTGCGGCGCATTAGGCTCTCCTTGCAACAATCTTGGGAGTCGGCCACAGCAGTCCGAGTCTGTCCTGCACGGTCTCCCATAGCGTCTGTTCCGTGGGGTAGATCGTTGTAAAGGCTTTGCGCCCGTCGGAAATCGCGACAAGGAAATTCTTCCTCTCTCGAACCGACATCTGCCCCAACACTTCGCGCTGCTCTTCGCTCCAAACTCCCCTGTGATGGCCCGCGCAGAGCGGAATCGTGAACCAGTCGCCCATGCGCCGATTCCCATAGAGTAAATGGTGGCACTCTTGGGCCGGCATGACGATTTCGATGGAAGCACAGCACACGCAACCGAGCCTCATCATTTGATCGATCCTCAGTTGTTCGATCTTTGTCATACATGGTTCCATGACCTGCGATGACGAATTGAACTGATAGTTGTAGGAGTTACGCCAAATTCTTTAGCGAGAAGAACCCCTGACTTCGAACTCGATCGAATGACGAGCACAATCTCCTCAGTTAGTTTTGCACACCCGTGCTCGCTCCCCGAAGAGACGACATTGCGTCCTTTCGTGTCTCGATCTATGCAGTTTTCAAGGTGTGTGCCGAGAAACAGGTGGTACGGATTGACGCAAGGCTCGATATCGCAGTGGTGGCAAACTTCGATGCCATTGGGAATCGGGCCTCGATGAAGCTCCCAAGAGACCCTATGCGCTAGCTGCATACGGCCGTTTGCTCGGATGTAACCGTAACGCCCCTCACTTGATCCAGAGCCTTCCCAAATCCAACAGCCAGACTCAGTTATGGGCAAAAACTTCTGATAGAAGCGGTCCCGCAGAGAGACTGGATTCTTTACCCACTGATTCATCTCGCCCCCAGTCGCATCATCTGCTGGACGCGCATTTCTTCAAACTTGGTCACTTCGAAGCCACTCGACGAGAAGCAGCCTGAGTCCGGTAGACATCCACCTTGATCGCTTGAACTTCTCGCTTGGCCTTGAGAGATTCAAACTCTGTGATTGCATCAACATGCCGTGTGTCGGCGGCGATGACATCCGCATGCGTCTCCGCGACTGCCTCACGTTGCGCGACGGGCCCTTCAGCCGTGAGGAAGATTCGTTTGCGCGTGCGTTTGGCGAGAATAGCGGAGCGCTCCAGTTCTGCTTTTGCAGCCGCGATTGCATCGCATGTTTCCTCCAGAAACTGGAGCGCTCCGTCGCAATCATCGGGCGTCAGTCCCATCACGCCGCCTTGGAGCGTTCAACCAGTTCTTTGATCTGCCGGCGCATGCCAGACGGTAGGTTTCCCCATACTGCCCGGTAGAGATCCTCGTCCTCGCGCAACTCGGCGTTGAGATCAATCACCGCCTGGTCGATCCCTACCTCAAATGCATCATGGAAGCGCTGGGCGTATTGCTTGATGCGCGGGTCTGGTCCTCGCGGAGCCGGCTGTTTGGTCACTTCCGCGTTGTTGCCTTCAGCCGCGTTGCCATCATCGTCATCGTCCGCAGAGATGCACAGCAGCAGTGTCACGCCGTACCGGCGCGCGTAGGTGAGGGCGGAGCCATAGGCTTGCGGACCATCATCGCGCACAAAGATCGGAATCAGGTTCTTCAGCGTCTCCCCGCTCGCGTGGCGCAAGGTGGTCTCCACCATCTCCTTGCCCGACTCCAGCGCTGTCGTGGCCTGGGTGAGCGACAATCCATGGCGACTCAGCGCTGGAGTCACTGCGTGTAGGATCGATTCTAGCGGCGCGTAGCTGAAAGAATACTTGCCGCCAGACTTCATGGTCACCGTGACGGATTTGTCGCGTTTGATCGGCTCAAACTCGCCCTGCGCGGCCGCAAGGGCGGAGTGCAGATTTTCAGTCGTTTCCATGATCATCCTCGTCTTGTTCTGGCCATTGATCCTCGACGTACGGCGGCATATCCATCCCGCCCAAGTCGCGGCTGTCATATCGGTCAGCGCAATCCTGATGTGCGTAGTCGTGATCCACGATCACGTGCGGCCGAGTTGTATCGAGTCCGCACTTACACAACACACAGATCGCTGCGGTTTTGACTTGATCGCGCATATCAATCGGCCTGCCGAGCGGCGAAGACTGTCCCTGCCATGCGCTCCTCGTGCCGCGGTGTCCGCTCACACAGAGGCGAGGGCGCCGGGAGTTTGCGGTTGCGCTTCGGAGCCTTCACGCGGGTGGCGCGAACCAGCTGCTCGATTACCCACAACGCGGCGATGAACCAGAGCGCGGCATCCAACAGGGTGTGAGCGCTCATGACTGCACCTCGCGAAAACCGAGGTCTTCGGCCTTCATGCGGAATTTGCAGAACAGCTCGTGAGCGCCGAGATCAACTTCCCGCGTTCGGCAGGTGCACGAGCATCCGAGATGCGCCAGCGCCTTCAGCAATCCCTGAATCTGCAGGTTGGCCTCAGCCAGAAGCCCCGCGGAGGCGACGACAATCGCCGGCAGCTTCTCGCGAGGGGTGAGTTCGGGTTCGGACACTTCGGCTCTCCATCCAGATTTGGGAAGAACCCGCCGGCCAATCGCGACGCCGACCCTGACGGAGTTCTCTGGCGTGTTGTGGACCG